TTTTCATGCTTTACCCTGTCTAGTATGAATATTTAGCAGTTGTAGGGAGTGATTGAATTAACTTGGGAATTTTAACAACAACACAACAATAGTGGATAACAGTCCAGCAACTATTGTGCCTGTGGCACCAATGATCACTTTCACCATGCTTTTGTTGCCATGCATAACATCTGTGTGGATATCTTCCACCTTCTCCTCGATTTTATCCAAACGAGATTCAAGGTTTTTGTATCTTTGTTCACACAAATCAACGTGTGCTTCTAAATTTTGTTTCTCTAGCTCTGTAGCCATTTTCTCTCTCTTCCGGTTATTATATCAATTTTATTTCTCTTGGAAGTTGTTGCCTGTATTTTATGTCTCAATAAGCCTTATACATTTATTTATTCTTTGTTAGTCTCAGTTATCTAACTGTTTAATGAACAACACATTGGTATAATCCAAATCTTTGGTTCTGAACACACCAGTTTTGATGTTGACAGTTTCATTCAACCCAATCAACATGGGTACCAAATCAAAATCCTCTTGCAGTGTGTCAATGCTCACAGCATCAGGAAAGTCTGGTTCTATCACAGTTGTCCACACCATGTGTTCTCCCACATAGTTGTCTCCAAATTTTAAATTGGTGATGTCTTGTATTTCTGATGTAGGGGGTGATATTGAATTCATATTGGATCTCAACAGCAATGAATTTTCAAATGCCATGTAATTGCTAAACTGGTTTACAATTTTGACGTCTTCAAATTGTCCACGACGAACTTTTGTTTTTGTGATATCTATCAGTGATAATATTTTGTATCTCATATGCTGTTGTTCCTAGCATGTGTACTTATAAGTCGTAAAAAAAGAGCGTCCAGTTTCCTGAACGCTCTTTTGTATTCTTGTTAATAGGATAAGAAGTCTTATCTCGCTTACCTTATTATGCCCAAGTATCACCTTGTATAGAAACTGCCGCTACTGCACCGTTAACTCCAGTACCTGCATCTGCAACTGCTTCTAATTGAGCCGCCGCCGCTACTGCACCTTTACCTGCATAGCCACCTTCTAAACCTACTATTAGGTCGTTTGCTAAAGGTGTTCCTAATACAACGATGTTAGCCTCAGATGCAATTGCTCTCACTAATTTGTGAAATACTGAATCTGCCGCTTCTGGGTTTGTGTGTACTCCTGTGTACGCAGTGAAAGAGTAGAATTCGATGTCCTTTGTTAAGAACTCAACACCGTTTGCTACTGTTTTACCGTTTGATCCTGCTATTGTTGCCATTTTATTTCTCCTGTTTTCTATTAATGGTCACACTTCGCTCCGAAGTGTATGTTGCTAGTATTTATAAGGTTTTGGTAAAAAAGAATGGGCTAAGGTAACAAAAGGGCGACATAAAGCCGCCCTTTTGAATATTACTTGAAAATTAACTATTAAGCAAATTTTAAAGTTGTTTTTTCTACTACTGCTACTGTGCCTGCCGCAAAGTTAACGCCATCAACTGTTGCCAAGTTGATAATGTCTTCTACTAATGCCGCGGCAAATGTACCTGTTACAGTTCCGTCTTCTGATACGTAATCTGATCCTGGGAAATCACCTTCAAGAATAAAGTCTTGCTTTGTTCCTGTGTCATACACTGCACCTGCGGCTAAGATAGTCGCTCTTGTCATAACTAGGTTGTGTACGGCTTCCATTGCGATTCTTGATGCATCTGCATCAATGTCCCAATCTATTGCGATCATTGTGATTGCTTTTCCGAAATTACGGATTTCACCAATTGCGTTTGCTACTGGTGGATTTGTTTTTGTTAATGTTGCCATTTTATTTCTCCTGTTTTCTCATTAATGACACACACTTCGCTCAGAAGTGCATATGCAAGTATTTATAAGGTTTTGGTAGTAATTGTGTGATACTATATTATTTACGGCTCTTTTTGGCTCTAGATTGCAGTGCTTTTAGCACACTCACATAAGAAGGGCCTGCTTTCACAATATCATCTATCAGTTGAATTGCTGGTAGATATGCCTGCACAATCGCAGAAGGTATTGATTTGCCTGACAGTGCTGAATCTATAAAACGTTTCACTGCCACAAGATTTTTGCCACCCATGATGTATCTGTACAGTGCAAGGTCTTTGCCTTGAGTACTCACATCTGGCACACTCACTTTTGGTTCAGCATCGTTCACTCTGCCTGTTTCAAGATTTCTGTCTGAGGCTAATTTTTCCAAATGCTCTATGCTGTCTGAACTTCTCAATTTGGCTCTGGCGGCATGAAGCAGTCTTGTGACTAGATTTTGTTTGTCACGTGTAGACAGTGTGCTGAATTGAAATAGACTTCTTCTGATTGACTTGTAGTCTGTGTTTTGTATGTTGAGTCCTGATTCAATATTTAAAAACACCTGCATGATGCTGGGTGCTATCAATCCTTGTTGTAATGCTGACAAATATCTATTGAATGCCATTGTGGGGAATCTGCTTTTCTTTCTCATTGCTTTGGCACTGTCTGGATTTTTTAATTTGTTCATTGCTTCTTCGTCACCTGTCACAAAATATACAAAGTTGTATAGGTCTGTGGAATACATTCTGAATCTATCGTAGTTTGAATGTTTTGTGTCTCTGGAATACTTGGAAGCCAGTTGTCTGTATGTGGGATATTGATTCAACAGTTGCAGTATCAACAGTGTGATATACAATCTTTCAGCACAATCTGTGTAGGTAAGAACTTTATGATCCTTTGAGTCACGAGTCATACGTGCTTCAAACAGTGAACTTAGAAAGTCCAGTGAAGTGTCAGTGTGTGTTGATAGTTTTGTCGTCATAATTGAAACGGACAAATCCTCTGTCTTAGTTTTCGTATTTGGTGTATGGACTAGGTTCTGTTTTTTCTGGATTATACGTAGAAAGAAACAACTCTACCATGTCATCTGCTTGTAAATACTTTTCAAGTGTTTGACTTTGTTGAAGATCTTTTGTAAACCTTGCTTTAGTATTAGGTTTAACACTGGGTGCAGTTAATAATCTTCTCAACACTGTGGCTTGTTTAAATGTTACTTTAAACTTTTTGCCATCATCTGTTATCACTGTGTCTAACGGATTTGGATTGCCTCTGCTGTCTAATATTTTACCCAATTGATGAAATATAGGATCCTGTTTGAACTCTTGATCCATACCTGCATTTGGATCATCTGCTGGATCTATGTCTCTAAATTCTCTAATAAATTCTTTTGCTTTCATTTTGTTCTCCCTATCTATTTATCGCTCTGTTGGCTTTCGTGAAGCCAGAACGTTTCACTAATTTAATATTACCCTCTGGAGAGCCTAAAACATAGCCTTCACCACCTGGTTTGCCGTTGATTGTTGCTGTTATGTCGCCTTGTGCTTGATCCAACTGATTGATGATTGAATCTTTGACTTTCATTATTCCGCCAACCAAAATCCACAGTTTGCTGAATGCTTGTATGTTTGCTGTTACATATTCTTTAATTTTAATTCTTTTGGGTTGACTCACAGCACTTGCCGCCAACCATCTCAAAAAATCTTCACCCAATCTGTTTAATCCTGTGTCCACTTTGCTGTTGGTGTAGGTGTATAAAATGTTGGGTAGATCAGTCAGTTTCATTTCTGCTATCTTGTTCTTGTTCAACAATTTGTCTATTTCTGCTCCACTGTTGGAGAGTAGTGATTTTAATTGATCCAACCCTTTTACTTGTATTGGATCTTTCTTATTGAGTGTGGTAGGTGGTATTGCCAACACACTGCCTTGAATCATATCTAAATCATTAATAGGTAATACTTTACCGTCTTCAGTCATTTTGTGGTGCACAACAACACCCACATTGCTGTTGGCAATCTGTTGTCCTATCTCGCTGTTAACATCCACTGCATATTGAACCACATTGGGTTTGAATATAAATTTGTCGCCTGCTTTTTTAGGAGTTTGAAAATACAACATGTCTCCAACAAAATATCCTTGAATGTTTTCAGGCACTGCTTGTTGCACAGTATCAAACACTGATGCCATTTTAGAAGCATACTGTGCCTGTGCTTTCTTTTTTGTAGGATCTTTTCCTCTTCCCACAATAGCACTTTTTAAGTCTGCTGAGTTAGTTGCTCTACCGTCATAACCTTTTGCCACAAAGCCTGACTTGTCTGTAAAAATAAATTCTCCATTAGGATTTCTGCCAAACACCACAGCAGGTGAACCGTCCCATTTAATTGTGAGTGACTGTGTGCTTTTGCTTAATGATTGTAATTGTTCAATTGCTCTTATGGCTCCTCTAGAACCTTCCCAGAAAATTAAATCTTCTGCATGTTGAATTCTTGATTCTTTGAGAGCGACATTCTTTTTGTCAACTTCTTTAAATTCTACTAGTCTCATATTTTAATTTTGTTTAGTATTGCTCTGTACCATCCAATTGGATCTTTAATACTTTCTGGCAATGTCTTACCCACTTTAGCAAATGAATCTTTTACATCAGCAACCAACGTATCATAGTCTGATCTATTTTTTATTTTTGCATGAATAGATTCCACTGTGTTTAAATCATTTGCAGTTGCACCTTTGCCTAATAACAGTTCAGCAATCTTGTTAGGATCTTTAGTGATAGGTTCATTTGTGTCTCTGTTTAATAATCCTGCTTTGTGACTCCATTTGAATCCAAGTGGTTTGGCAATTGATGCCATCATCACGTGTCTGTCTGCACCTTTGTATGGTGAGCCAGGTTGTCCACCTTGAAGACTCCAACGCATCCAGTCTGGATCTCCAAACATTAAATCTGATTGGACATATCCATTCTTTGCACTGCCTCTGATAGGAGTTTTAAAATGAACACTGATGCCACTCTTCTTTACCCACAGTTTAGGATCTTGTTTGTTCTTTATAGCCCATTGTGTTAATGTGTCTGCCAATTGATCTTTTGAAATCTTACTTTGATCCACTGCAACATCTAAGTCACCTGATGTTGGTGCTTTACCTGTTGTGCCCAACATATTACTTTGTAGGTCTAATCCTGTGATTTTTTCCAACCAGGCAAGTGTGGGAGCCACATCTGTTTGATTAATTCTCTGAGTGGCTAGTTCTCCGTTGGGGTCTTTGAATATGTTGCCGCCTTCTTTAAGAATTGTCATCTAATTTTTTACTTTCAATTATCTTCTTCACACCAACTTGAAACTTTTTGGCTTCTTTGTTACGAATACTGTTTAAAAATCTTCTCTCCAGTTCTTGTGCTGTGTCCTCTGGATAATTTTCTTTTATAGTATTGAGCAGATTCACTGCACTTTCGATGATATTTGAGCCTGTGGTCTCAATAAAGGCTTCAACATTGTTAATTCTGCCAATGTTTCTTAATTCGTCTAATATGCTTCTGGTATGTTTTTTCATAGTTCTAGCCTACTTTTTAGTATTTACCGATTAAATCCTAATATTAAACTGTGCAGTCACAGTATAGCAGGTGTATTTTTGGTTGTCAATCTTTTAATTCCTAGTGTACAACTGCCTATAAATACACACATAATGACACAGTTCTTTAAATTAGTAGCAGAGCTAGGATTACCAATTGCCGCCACGGTGGGAATGGGTGTGTTCATACTGTTCATTATAAAATACATCCTGAATGGCATAGTAAACTCCATCAAGTTCATCGAGAGCGTGATCTCACAACTGGACAACAGGGTGAAGACCATGAACAACGACATACTTAAAATAGACCAAGAAGTTTCCGAACAACTAGGATTACCAATAG